ATCTTCGCTCGTCTTGATCGTTCGAACCTCGCGCCGCTCGGTAAACGCCGCAACCTCGGTAACCGTCCCCAAAACCTTAGCCGCTTGCACCTTTGTAGCGTCTTTTGCGCCTGGATCGGCTATCACTTTTACGAGAGAATGGATTACGAGAGCCCTCAATTGCTGGGGCGTTTGATATTCCAGCGCTTGTTGTGCCAGCTTGAACGCTTCTATTTCCCTTTGGACTCCACTATGGGCCTTGAGCGTGCTTGCGTTATTGCCTACTGTCTTGGGCTTTCCCTTTGCGTTGTATGCCTTGCGGTACGCACCAGCCCCTGTCTCACCTTGAGCCACTAAACGAGCAAATGTCTTTTGCTTATGGGTCAACTCTCCGGGAACCCCTAGTACTTGGTCTATTGGGACTGTATCTAATGCTTCTCTTATAGCTTTACGTGATGGACGATTCATGCTGGCTCGCTTCGCTGTTAACACGGCCCCGATCATACCGGAACAAATGGGGAACTGTCACCTGGGCGACACCAAGGGCTTGACAAGCCCCAAAGTACACACAACCCCGACAAATCCTGCAAACAAAAATACACAAAACGCCCAGGCTGTCACATAGGTGACTGACAACCCTTTGCACCCCTGAGAGCATCCCCACCCATGGAACGCACTAATGCGAACCACTAACCGAAAGGCCCACCATGAAGCACAACCCCTACAAAAACGCTGGTTTTGAGAATCGCCAGGAATATCTTGATTCTCTGGCAGAGGACTATCCCGCGGAAATCGTCCACGCGCTGGCCGACATTCTCGGCCCCGGAGAGGATTTCGATGGATTAGTCACCGCTTTAGAAGACAGCGCCGAAGGATACTGAACCATGACCGACCCCGTAATCACCGCCCTGCGCATCGCCGCTGCCCTCATCGCTGCAGCCGGTGCACTCACCACAACTGTCGCCCTGCTCGCCGGGTCGATCTCTCTTACCCTTGCGCTTGTCTCCCTGCTCGCCTTCGGCCTAATCGGCGCCGCTTTTATCTTTGGAGAATGACCCATGCTCTACCCTGACGACTCCGAACGCGAAGAACTCGCCGCCCAAGTGAGGTTCGAACGCCGTACCGCATGGGCTCGAGCCCTGCACCCGCGCGATCCGGACTATTACGGCGACCCCGAAGACTTTCCCGGATATGAGCCGGACGAGGGCGACCAAGAATGAAAGACTTTGCCGCCGTCCTAGTTTGCGCCGCACTTTTCGGCCTGCCCTTTGCCCTTTATTTTCTGGAGATGAAACCATGACCAACGCTATCACCGTGACCGTCCGCCGGGTTTACGGCAACGCCGTAATTTATCCGGCCGATGAGCCCGCCCGCCAATTTGCCCGAATCGCTGGCACCAAAACGCTCACCCTCGACACGCTCCGCCACATCCGCGCACTCGGTTTCACAATCACCGAGCGCCAAGAATCACAACTGCCCGAAGGGATCGCATCATGAAGGGACTAATTGTTTACGAAGGCCCGAGCCGCATCAATGGCGAACCAATCGCCGTCATCCTGACCGGCATCAAAGCTAAAAGCAAAAATTCCAAGACCGGCCACTTGGTGCAGTCCTACATTATCCGGACGGATATCGACCCGGTGACGGCCGCGAAGCTTGGCAAAGACTCAGCTATTTGCGGCCAATGCGAGCACCGCCCCAAGCTGGCCAAGAAAACCGGAAAGCCGCCGTGTTATGTGAACCTTGGACACGGCCCGCTTGCCGTGTTCAACGCATACATCAGGGGCACATACACGCGCGTGACACCGGACGAAGCCGCCGCGATTATTGCCGGGTTAAAACTCAGACTCGGCACCTACGGCGATCCAGCCGCCGCCCGCGTGGGATTGTGGGAAACGCTCACCCAATACACCGCCGGACACACCGGGTATAGCCACCAATGGAAGCGCCGGGGCTTTGATTTTGACCGCTGGAAACGCCTTGTCATGGCATCCGCCGATAACCTAGACGATGCCGCGCTGGCCAACCTGCACGGCTTGCGGGTTTTCCGGGTAACGCACCAGGCCGACCGCCAGGCTGCCGAGGTGACATGCCCCGCATCAGCCGAAGCCGGGAAGCGCGCCAAATGCGCCGATTGCATGCTATGCGGAGGGACTAGCAAGGCCGCGCGCGATATCGTGATTCAAGACCACGGCCCCGGCCATCAGCGCCGATTTATCCCCATCACCACCGCATAAGGTAAACCCATGACACCCGAACAAATCCGCGACTACTACGACCGACACCCGAACATCACGCTAGCCGAATTGTCCCGGGCGACCGGGCTCACAATCCCCCAACTAAAAAGGATATTAATGCCATGAAACACGCCCGAACAATCGACCACGCCGAAGAACTCGTCCGGGATATCGACCCGGAACTAGACCCGGAAACGGCCGCCAGCGTGGGCCGTTACATGATCAACGCCCAGCGCCGCTATCGCTCGCACTACTGGCGCGCCGGTGGCCGCGAGTACTACCGCAACAAAGCCGGCCGCTGTGAGGATGCACCCTGCTGCGGGTGCTGCAACGCATAAGGGGAAAACTGTGAAGCACACCGAACACGAATACATCAAAGCCGGGTATCAGTACGAGCGCGGGCGCATTGTGGCCCAAACCCTCCGGGCCATGATCGAATCGGAACACCGGGACGACCGAGCCGAAGCCCGCCGACTCATAGAGCAAGGCCGAGCCGAGGCCAGACTGTCCCGCAAGTGACAACCCCGGGCCCGATCCGGGCCCACAATTCAACCCTCAACTGATGGAGCCAGCCAATGAAACTCTACACAATCACCCTCGAGGCGCGCACGATCAAGACGATCACACTCGCCGCAGACTCGATAGCGGAGGCGACACTCGCCGCGCAAGATATCTACCACGAACTGCCCCACGATATCGGCACGCACGCCATGTCGGTAGTGGAGGCGAAAGCAATAGCGGAGGCATAAATCATGGGTTACTTTTCAAAGTGTTGCGCAAAGACCAACCTGCCTATCGTAGTGGCCGAGAAGGGAATCCCCCGACTCAATTTTGTAGTGGCACTCACCCCCGATGGCGAGGTGGTGGAGGGCTCATATGATGGCTATGGGCGCGTGAATGGCATCAACCTAGTGGAGGGGCCGCGCGGCGGCTATCGTTGGCCCAAAGTGAAGATGGTGCTCAAGGAACACTACAACGGCGAGACATACGAGGAACTGCCAAAGTCCCACGAAGAGATGGCTCAGGGCTATTTCATGGCTCCGGCTTTCTTGCACTTCTGCATCTTGCAGGGCCCATTTAAGAACCGCGCTGGCTATGTGCGCGCGTTCAAGAAGTACGCGAACTGGTGAGGGCGACATGATCCCCGACACCCCGGGCCAATGGCCCTGGCCCTGGCCCATCTGCAATGGTGAACCATCAGAACCACCGCCGCCCCCCAGGCCGCTGACCTACCCCGATGATGTAGCGGAGGCGCCACTTTAGTGTTGCCGCCAATGCTAACCATTGACCAGGGCAAGCTGGTTCAATGACTTGACCAGCCCCTGCGAAAATTTGAACAGGCCCATCCTCTGGTGCGTGTCGTTCGCATCCTCTCCCACCACATCGCTTAACCAGTACGGCCAGCCAATCTCCCGGGCCGTGCGCTCCCCGGTAGCGGAGGCGTCATTGTCCGCAACGATAAGGCCGCGATCCTGAATTGTGGAGGCGATCTTCTTCATGTTTCCAGCCGAGAAACAAACGTGCAAGGTATAGCGCCGCTTCATGGACTTGAGTGCTGCCCGAATCGACAACGCAGTAGCGTACCCCTCACACAGAATGTGGGGGCCTTTGTTGTCAAAACAAAACTCTGCGCCCGCTGTTCGCTGACCAAATAGAAATTTCTTCCCGCCGTCAGGGTCAATGATCTGACACCCGACCAGCCGGCCATCCACCCTCATCGGGATGACAATGAAGTGCTTGCCCTCGTACACCCAGATGTTGGACTCCTCGTCCGGGAACCCCTTGCGTTTGAGATAGTCGTGCTTGCCTATGGCACATTGCTTCAGGATGAAGGCCGCTTTGTCTGCCGCTTCCTTCTGCATGCGGAGGCGATCCTGTTCCGCTTTGGTAGCCAGCGCTTGGTAGTCCCGCTTGGCGCCCTCTGTCGCACCCTCGTCGCGCCACACAGAAACCTCGGTGTCGGTTGCATGGTTCTGTACAAACCCATGATCGCCCATCCACTTGACCGCGCCGTTGCGATGACGCGGCTTGTCGTTGGTGGGGTATCGCCGCCAG